CTTCTTGAGTGCCTGCTGAATGTCCATGCTGGCAGATTAACCGTCGTTACTTTTTTTATCAATGGGGTTTGACATGGCTTTTAACTTGTGTTAATATACGCCCATACGCTAACCACAGAGAGGTTTTTATGAGCAGCCGATTATTGCGATTCAGCGTTGTAGAAGAAATTGACCAAGACGGCATGGCTGACAACGAATGGTTTGTATACCTTGCCCCCGGCTGGGCGTTTGATGATCCGCAGGAAAATCCTGCCGATGATCCCGAAGGCAACAGTCCTTCCCACGCTCGCGGCGGTGAAGTTGATTACCTCGTTGAGCGATTACGGAACGTTCAGCCTTGTAGTTGTGGGCGCTGTGTTCGGCGGTTAGCCGCCGACGACCCAAGCGAACTGACCGCCGAAGAAATTGCATGGTTAAGCGCAAATCCCGCTTGACGCCGTTGTAAACCTTGGTTAATATATCCCTCGTTGACACACACAACAGGAGCAACAGAAATGCTTACAACCACAACCATTGTTCTGCTCGGCGTAGCCTTTGAGGCTGAAGTTGAGTACGCCGTACATTATGGCGATCCCTCGGTCGGCGTCCCCGAGACGCTGGAGATTTGCAGCGCGTACATTCTGGGCGCGTATCCCGAGGGCATTGAGAGCAGCAGCAAAAAGTCCAACTCGGTGTATCTCAACTACCGCTGCGATCTGGAATATCTGACCATTGAAGAGTTTGACACGTTGGAGAACTCTTGCTGGAGCCACTACCGCAAAGTGCAAGAGGAGGCGTGGGACGTATGAAACGCTCATCCGCATGGCCCGCCGTAATCGGCATCATCATCTGCTACATCATCGCCGCCGTCATTGAACCTTGCGACGGCCACAGCTGTGATGCGGAGGTGACACATGGAGGACGATGACAACTGGTGGCACCAGCAAGACCTAGAAATGCAGGAGCGCGAGGAGGAAGAACGCATCGCAGCCTGCAACAAAGCATTAGACGAACTACGGGAGAACGACCATGCAGAGTGAAACCATCGGCGCATTAGCCGCCGCGTTAAGCAAAGCCCAAGCCGACATCACAGGTGCGCTGAAAGACAGCAGCAACCCTTTCTTTAAGTCCAAGTACGCCGATCTTGCATCATGCTGGGACGCCTGCCGCAAGCAGCTCGCGGCGAACGGTCTGTCGGTGATCCAGACCACACAGATGACCGAACAAGGCTTGATGCTCGTCACCACGTTGGCTCACAGCAGCGGTGAGTGGATCGCGGGGCAGATGCCGGTGCTGACGAAAGACAGCAGCCCGCAAGGTCAGGGTAGCGGCATCACCTACGCCCGCCGCTATGCCCTCGCCGCCATCGTGGGTCTTGCTCAAATTGACGATGACGCAGAGGCTGCACAGGCGCGTGGCAAGCCCGCCCAGACCGACCCCAAGGTGTTGGAGCAGATCGCCGCCTGCGCCTCCACAGACGCCCTTACGGCGCTCTTTAAGACGCTGCCGGTTGATAGCCGCCAGTCGCACATGGATGCCTTCACGGCTCGCAAGAAGGAGTTGGCGCAATGAGTGACACCCAACGTAGTGAGGCTTGGTTTGCCCAGCGCCTCGGCAAAGTTACGGCTAGCCGGGTCAGCGATGTGATCGCCAAGACCAAGACAGGCTACAGCGCGTCCCGAGAGAATTACATGGCCGACCTCATCGTGGAGCGGCTGACGAACCAGAAAGCCAGCAGCTTCAGCAATGCGGCAATGGAGTGGGGTACGGAGCAAGAGCCTGCCGCTAGGGCTGCGTATAGCGCCTACACGGGCGAGTTGGTGGAGGAGGTGGGCTTTATAGACCACCCGCGCATTTTGAACTCTGGCGCGTCACCAGACGGCGTGGTGGGCGAGGGGCTGGTAGAGATTAAATGCCCTGCGACCGCGACCCACTTGGATACGCTGCTCGCGGGTACGGTGCCGAGCAAGTACATCCCGCAGATGCAATGGCAGATGGCTTGCACTAACACAAGGTTCTGCGACTTTGTGAGTTACGACCCGCGCCTGCCAGATCACCTTCGGCTGTTCGTCAAACCCGTGCGGCGTGACAACGAATACATCGCCATGCTGGAAACCGAGGTGACCAAGTTTTTGACCGAGTTGGAAGAAAAACTGACGCAACTACAGGAGTTAAGCCGTGGCTAATTTTGACACCCCTTACGACCCGAATATGCGCGGCGTTTTGTTTAAAAATGACCAAAAAGGAAACGCCAAGGCACCGCAATATCGCGGGTCTGCCGTGATTGACAACGTAGACCTCAACATTTCGGCGTGGATCAAAGAGTCCAAGAAGTCGGGCGATAAGTACATGTCGCTGAAGTTTGAGGCGAAGCGACCGCCGAACCCGAGGCCGTCTAGCGCAGAGCTGGCCCCGAAACCGCTAGACAATTGGGATGACGATGCGCCTTTCTGACCTGCCAGTTTTTATCGGCTACGACAGCCGTGAGGACATCGCCTACCGGGTCTGCCGCCGCTCACTTGAGCGGCACGCCCGGGGGGCGGTGCATATTCAGCCGATAGAGCAGCGGTACATGCGGGCGGTGGGGCTGTACTACCGTCCCGACGATCCGCTTTCATCAACGGAGTTTAGTTTTACGCGGTTCCTTGTCCCCTACCTTTGCGATTACAAGGGTTGGGCGGTGTTTATGGACTGTGACTTCTTGGTACGGCATGACCTGACGCAGATATGGCGTTATGTTGATGAAAGCAAAGCGGTGCTTTGTGTACACCACGACTACCGGCCTGCCGAAACGGTCAAAATGGACGGCAAGGCGCAGCATCAGTATCCACGAAAGAACTGGTCATCGTTCATGCTCCTAAATTGTGAGCATCCACAAACGAAGCAACTTACGCCAGAGGCAGTCAACACGGAGTCGGGCAAGTACCTTCACCAATTTGGTTGGTGCGCTGACGAATACTTGGGCGAACTGCCGCTGACCTTCAACTACCTTGAGGGCTGGAACAACAAGGCGCAGGAACCCGATCCCGTGTGCGTACACATGACCCGTGGCGGCCCGTGGTTCCCCGGCTACCAAAACGTTGAGTACGCCGATGAGTGGCGGGCGTATACCTGATATGTACGTTGTATTAAGCGAGGCTGAACAAAGACTAGCCAAGTTTCTTGCGTCAGCGCGGTATCACAACGCACGGCGCAAGGGACTGCACGACGCCAAAATGGGCGACCAATCAAATGAACTAACTGATCTTGAAGGCATTGCCTCTGAAATCGCGTTCTGCAAATTGATGAACATTTACCCTGACCTTGATCTTGACCATACCAACGCTGCGGATTGTTTTTTGCGGGATGGGCGAGCGGTAGATGTAAAGTCTACAGTTTATAAATCAGGGCGATTGCTTTCGGTGCGGTGGAAAGACGCATCCAAAGTTGACGTATTTGTGTTGATGGTTGGTCAATTTCCAAAATACCGTTGTGCTGGGTTTTTGGAGTCCGCTGAATTGATAAAAGACGAGCGGCTAACAGATTTTGGTCATGGTACGGGCTATGCAGCGGCGCAGTCTGACCTTAAACCTGTGTCGTTGTTAAATCTCAAACGGCAGGAGATAGATTGGTGAAGCGCATTTTTCCCAAAGGCACTACACCCGAGCAGATGGCGGCTGCCGTGATCCGCATGACGCGGGGGCTAGACCCAAGCAAAGTGTGGGCGGTAGAGGTAGCCGAGTGGAAGAAGCCCAAAACGTCACAACAGTTGGCTTATTTATGGGGTGTGGTTTACCCAATGGTCATGGAGGCGGGTGGAGAGGCGCTACAGGGCTGGACACGCGATGATCTGCATGAGTATTTCCTTGGCGAGATATTCGGTTGGGAGACGCTCACAGGGCTTGGCAAAAAGCGTCTGCGACCACTTAAGCGAACATCACGCATGACCAAGCAAGAATTCACCGAATACTTACACGGCATTGAGAACAGGTTGATAGAACTTGGCATTGGGCCGTTACCGGAGCCGATCTATGCTGCGTAAAGAAGCCCGAGGGCGCGGCTGCACGGTGCGTATACCGGGCGTCTGTAACTTCAATTCCGAAACGGTCGTGCTGGCGCATCTGCGCGTAGCAGGGGTGAGCGGCATGGGGCTGAAGTCACCCGATCTGCTTGGGGCGTGGTGCTGTTCTAGCTGTCACGACGAGGTAGACGGCAGGACGCACAAAAGTGGGCTGTCACGCGATGAGCTGCGGCTGGCGCACTATGACGGCATGGCGCGAACCATTACGCAGTTGGAAAAAGAGGGATTGGTATGAACTTCTGGGCTGACACGCCGTACATCACGGCATACGTGCGTAACGAGTTCCTGCACGACCATGAGAAGGGCAAAGGCGAATTTACCCTCTGCACCGTATTCGGCTTTCGCGCTGAACCCATGCGCGTCCCCATGTTCCAGATCATGCTGGAGAACGGCGCACAATGGGCGCGTATCCCGATCCACGCGCTGTGCAGCAAGCCTTGCCCAGAAATGGCGCTGCCGCTTGTCGTGTGGTGGGATTCGTTTAGCCGCAACTGTCAGGTCAAAGAGGTGCAGTTCCTGCGTAACCACCGCGTCAAAGCGATAGGGCGTGACGGGGTGCAGCGACCGGGGACGTACCTAATGACGGTATTCTGGTGCGACGGCGGGTGGAGCGAAGTGCCAGATCAGAGCAAAGACCATCACATCATCGCGTTGGATTCGGGCCAGTTTATTGCTTACCCGAATAACAGGCTCCTCTGGTCAGACCCGTCGTGGATCGGCGGGGACGTACCGCGAGGGTGGAAATCGCCGTCAACCAACTACAGCGTAGAGGGTATGCCGTGAAAACGATTCTGGAGGCATTACAGCGGTTTTGGCGCTATGACTGGCGTCATGTGCCACCCCCGAACTGGGCGTGTTCTAGGCGGCGTCTGGATGGGGAATACTGGTGATTGATAACGAGTCCCCGCCCGGGTCATGGGCAACCGAAATGGCGAGGATGCCGTGGCGCTACAGCCAAGAGGTCAAGGTGGAGCAGGCGTTAGCGGCGATCCGACAGGCTGGGTTTGCGCTTGAGGCGACCGTGCTGGCGCTAGAGATCAAGACGCTGAAAGACGAGCTAAAAACATTGCGCGTTCGTCCTGACGGCGTTTAACGAGTCCCGGCAGCACCTTGCCTGCCGCCTTTGTCCACATCAGGAAGGCGTCAGCAGCGCCTTCTATGTCCCCTCGGTTGTAGCGCATACGGATACTGCTGCGTTGGAGAGCGCCCAAACCCACGTTGAAGGAGAACGAAACTAGGGCGTCAAATTGGCCTTGATGATTAACAGCAGCAGGGCAAAGTCGGGCCACGCCGCGCTCAAACCGCGCAAGGTCTTGAGCAAGGATAGCGTCCACCTCTCCCATCGTGAGGCTGCGATCCCAGCCATCGGGTATCGGTAGATTGCGCCGTTCCTCATATTTCACCGCAATGTGGGTTGGGTCAATGACATGGCCTACGCCCACACTCCACAGCAATGCAGGACACCTGTAAGGGCGTAGCCTCACGCCCTCATGGTGTTTGATCATGCGGATTGCGGCAGGACTAACCTTCACCGTTTAACCCTTCTTTTGGAAAGCCTGCGTACCAAACCAGAAGGCGATGATGGACGACAGAATCAGCATTTCGTCGTCGCTAAACACGTTCTCCATCGCAATCGCAAACGGGATGCCGGTGGTGTAGGCGTACCAGACGCCTGCAATGTTCAGCGCGACCAACTCCAACACAAAGATGTAGGTGACGACCGGGCGCACCGACGCACGGAGGTTAATCATCCATTGCGAGGCACCTTTGCCAATCTCTACGTCGTGGCTATAGAGGGCTTGGCGCTCCTCGGCAGCGGTCTGCGTCTGGATTTGCTCCAGCTTGATTTCCTCAACCCGTGCCTGTGCGATAAAACCGCGTTCTGCGAGAGCTAGTTCACGCTCTTTCTGTGCGGCAACCAACGCAAGCTCATGCTTCTTGTCCTGCCGATCTTGGAAAATCGCAAGAATCTTGGGCAGACCACCCGCAAGGAACGACAGGAACGTGCTGATCATGGTCATCATTTGCTTGCCCTCACTACGTCATCACCTTTGGTGACCGTGACATGATCGCCCTCTACGTCCACGCGCATTGGCTGCTCTTTGCGGTCAAGTCGGTCTAGTTTGGCAATGAGTTCCTTGATTACCTCAAACTCGGGCTTTTCTTCCTTCTCCACCGTGCCAGCGATAGACGCCAGCATAGAGATAAGGGCGGTCAGCGAGGCACCAAGCAGCCCCATCACAGCGGCAATCTTGTCGCTCTCTAGCGCAAGGCTAGACATCACACCGATCACTACGATAGCGGTGATGTAGGCAAGACCATGCTTACCGATAGCCTTGCCTGCGACATCCTTGGCGCTGCTGTGGGCTTCAAGGCGCTGTAACTCGGCCTTGATTTGCACCTTGAGCAGTTCAATGTCCTCGCTCATTTGAGTGCGTCCACCAACATCACGGCCATGCTGCCAAGCGCACCGATCAGCACAAGGATGACCGTGCCGCCGACCGAGATGACTAAACGCTCAAGGCGCTTTAAACGGGCGTGGATGGCCTCGTAGCGCACCGCACAAACGTCAATGTGACTCGTCACAGTCACCTCTAGCTCTTGCACCGTCGTCATTACGCACTCCACGGCAACGGCTTTGCCACCGTCGGCGGGTTGACCTGCATATCCAACTCACGCGCCACGTTCGCTTCAACCTCGGCCTTGTCCACGCCGTTTGCCCAAATCCAGCCCAGCACATCGGCTTCGGTCAGATCGGGATACGCGATGAAGTCGCCGCCCGGTGAGGCAAAGCCCATGCTGCCGTAGTTGGACGCGCTGTAGTCGCCGCTTGTAGCCGTGCAGCGCCATGCCGCCGTCACCACCACATCGGTGTGCAAGTCGGTTTGCGGATTCACGATCATCTGTTCAATTTTCCAGTTAGCCATTGTTCTGCTCCTTCAACTGTGATTCGGATTGCTCCTTGATCTTAACGACCAAGGGCCACGCGCCGCTGCTTGTCGGGAGTTGCCCGAGGGTTTGCAGGATAGCGTTGACTTCTTCCACGGTGAGTTTGAGTGTGATTTCCATGATATGTCCTTATGGGCCAGCGTCTCGCCATTGGCCGCCAGAGTAGAAATAGAGTTTGTTGTTGGTGGTGTTCACGACAATCGGTGCCATGCCGGTGATGGCAGTCGGTGTCCCCGTCGGCGTACCTGCACAAGTCGGGACGTACAAAAAGCCGTCTGTGGCGGTGGTGGCGAGGGCTGCGGATGCGCCAGCAACGATGTTTCCAGCGGTGGTAATCCGCATCCTTTCAACTTGATTGGTTTGAAAAATAAGCGGTACGCTACTTACCGACCCAACACCAACCACGGTGGCATTGGCATACAAACCGCCAAGCCTATCTCCCGTGCTATCTTCCCAAGTAACGACAAAACTATCTGCGTCAGTTCCGCGAACACGCAACTTTTCATCGCCGATTGCGCCACCCGCAAGCGCACCAATTCCAACCGCCCCAGCAAAGTAGTTATTCGCCGTCCCGTTCGCAAAAAAGTTATAACGGTTTGAGCCAGAGGCGATGTTGCTGTAGAAGCCGTAGTTGTTGGTGGCGCCGGTGAGGCTATCTGCAACAGAAAATCCATATTGATTGGTTACGGCTGACCCTGCACCCAAAGTTTGAGGGTCTGCTTCAAAATGGATGAGATTGGTTAAAGTAAACG